CGTCTGAATCGGGACCTTCCAACGCGTGGCATAGCTGCTCGACTAGGTTGCGCAGCAAGGCGAGTTCGTTTGTTATTGGTTGGAGAAGCTGGTGGAGTAAGCCAAGGATTTTTTCGTTTGTGTCCTCTTTCGGCATACGCGACAATGCCAAACGTTCCGACTGCGCCTAAACCGGCTGTTACTACTTCTGGAATGAGAAGTTCCATCGAAATGTTTTTCGATTTTTCGGCACGCTTATATAAAGTGTGCCGAGTGCCGAGTGCCGCTGGGGTAATATTATGCCCAGCGACCCACGCACTTTCAGTTTTGATGGACGGGATGTTTTTCTCACATACCCACGATGCGGACGGCTATCCCGTGAGCGGGTCCGAGATTTCCTATGTGAGACGCTCGGTGCAAGACGATTTCTTATTGGAAGCGAGTTGCACAGCGACGGGGAACCTCATATTCACGCTTACGCAGGTTGGGACTCCAGGAAGCGTTATACGGACGCCCGAGTATTCGACGTGGACGGACACCATCCTAACATTCAAAAACCGCGAAGCAATAAGGCCGTGGCAGAATATTGTCGTAAACACGACACTGAGGCGCTTTGTAACTTCGAGGTTGAGGAGCTTGAACCCGATCGTGGAGGAACCGGATGGCGCGACTTACTACGAGACTGCCCCGACCAACGAACTTTTCTGGCACGAGTTGAAGAGCGCTATCCAAGAGATTTGTGCCTCTCTTTGGGAAGACTTCTCGAGTTTTGCGACTGGAAATGGGGAAATGATCGACCGGGGTATATGGGAAGAGAACGCGGTGCGTTTCTGGAACCCGGGGAACTTCGGGAGTGGGCACGACTATCCTTAGAGGTAATTAATCTATACCCCCTGGTTGGGGGGCTTTCAGCCCCCGGCGTTGCTACCGCTCCTGCCCTAATCCTAACCCGTTGCTCAATGCTTGGTGTTAGGTCTAACCCGTTGCTCAATCCTAAATGTGAGGTCTAACCCGTTGCTCAATGCTTGGTGTTAGGTAGGCGGTGAGCGACCTATTTCGTTGTTACTATGCGGGCCGAGTAGACTCGGGAAGACTGAGTGGGCAAGATCTCTTGGCCCGCACATGTACTTCTGTGGTCAATTCAACCTCGATGACTGGGACGCCGAAGCTCTGTACATCGTGCTCGATGACTTCAACATCAAATTCTTTCCTCAATGGAAATCTTTCTTCGGAGCTCAAAAGTGCTTCGTACTTACCGACAAGTACCGAAAGAAGCGAACTGTTATATGGGGCAAGCCCTGTATCTGGGTATGCAACCCAGGACCTGAATCAGATCCTCGCAGAGCTCTTTCCGGAGCTGATTTAGAGTGGCTGAGAGCTAACGTAACTTTTTATGATGTTTTCCTCCCTTTATTTTCTATCTCCAACGTTGATTAAATTTCTTTCCACATCAACAAGCCTCTGTGATCCACATCGATTGAAGACGATGCGCTAATAAAATCTTGTCCCCAAGTTCTGACAAGGATGTAGTACTGATCGCTATTTCCGCGACGTCCATTAGGTCCAAAGAATCGAGGTACTCCGTCAATTGTCTCTTGCGTTTCTTGAATCTGTACATCCTTATTAAAAGGGAACGTGAGCGTTGTGTCAATGAACGGGTCTGTGCCAGCCTGGCCAAATCCGTGGAGCTTGAAGTTCCATATCTTGAGTATGGTAATGTTATCGTTGTTAAACTTGGTAACTGGTGAAAGACCGCTGAACTGTCCTGGTGACGCCGTGACATCAAAGAGTGGAATGTTGCTATTCGGTGGGACTTGCGTTGGGACCGAGTCCACATCCGTTGTCGCTCCCATTGTCTGTCCTTCATTGTTCACGTCTGTATTTGCTGCCGTTACGTCCATCTGAATATCCGTCTTAATAAAGAGAATCTGAACGTGTACGTCTCCCGCCAAAAGTCCTTTGATGTTGAGACGCCACATGAATTTCCATAGATGGACTTTGCTTCCGTGTATAGACGCGCTTCCTGTTCCTTGTGCAAATGCTGATTGCCATGGAGCGAAGACGCGTACATTCATAGCCGTTGTTCCATTTCCGGGTGCGAGTGTAAAAGCTGTTTCTGTGTAGTGTTTCTTGAATGTTTCTAGCTTTCTGACCATAATGCGGGTCACCGCGCGCTTAAAGCGTCGACGCCGCGCGCTTCTCAGAACACGTTTCACGCGAGTTCTATTGGTTGTGTTGCGTCGTTTTCCGAATCGACGTCTTCGTCTGAATCGGGACCTTCCAACGCGTGGCATAGCTGCTCGACTAGGTTGCGCAGCAAGGCGAGTTCGTTTGTTATTGGTTGGAGAAGCTGGTGGAGTAAGCCAAGGATTTTTTCGTTTGTGTCCTCTTTCGGCATACGCGACAATGCCAAACGTTCCGACTGCGCCTAAACCGGCTGTTACTACTTCTGGAATTAGAAGTTCCATCGAAATGTTTTTCGATTTTTCAGCACGCTTATATAAGTGTGCCGAGTGCCGAGTGCCGCTGGGGTAATATTATGCCCAGCGACCCACGCACTTTCAGTTTTGATGGACGGGATGTCTTTCTCACATACCCACGATGCGGACAGCTATCCCGTGAGCGGGTACGAGATTTCCTACTTGAGACGCTCGGTGCAAGACGATTTCTTATTGGAAGCGAGTTGCACAACGACGGGGAACCTCATATTCACGCTTACGCAGGTTGGGATACCAGGAAGCGCTATACGGACGCCCGAGTATTCGACGTGGACGGACACCATCCTAACATACAGAAGCCCAGGAGCGCGAAAGCCGTGGCTGAATATTGCAGGAAATACGACACTGAGGCGCTTTGTAATTTCGAGGTTGCGGAGCTTGAGTCCAGTCGTGGAGGAACCGGATGGCGAGACCTACTACGAGACTGCCCCGATGCATCCACTTTTCTGGCACGAGTTGAAGAGCACTATCCACGAGATTTGTGCCTCTCTCTGGGAAGACTTCTTGAATTTTGCGAGTGGAAATTCGGGAATAACCGATCCGAGTATTCTGGACGACGTCGCGACCAATTTCTGGAACCCGATGAACTCTCAGAGTGGGTACGACTATCCTTAGAGGTAACGACATTACTCCGGAACCCGGGGTAAACCCCGGAACCCGGAGTAAGCTGGGTCTCGAAAGGGGTGTTACTAATATATACCCTGTTGTGTCTGTATGGTTAAATCGCACCGCTAACCCTAAGTAGGTACTATAGGAGCGTACTCAATCCTAAGTATTTTAACTAACCCTAACCCGTTGCTCAATGCTTGGTGCTAGGTAGGCGGTGAGCGACCTGTTTCGTTGCTTCTATGCGGGGAGAGTAGACTCGGGAAGACTGAGTGGGCAAGATCTCTTGGCCCGCACATGTACTTCTGTGGACAGTTCAATCTCGACGATTGGGACAGCGAAGCGTTGTACGTCGTGCTCGACGACTTCAGTATCAAGTTCTTTCCGCAGTGGAAGTCCTTTTTCGGAAGTCAGAAGAGTTTCGTACTCACCGACAAGTATCGAAAAAAGCGTACCGTCAATTGGGGAAGACCGTGTATCTGGGTGTGTAACCCAGGACCTGAATCAGATCCTCGCAGAGCTCTTTCCGGAACTGACCTCGTTTGGCTCAGAGCTAACGCTATGATGTTTGATGTTTTTCACCCTCTTTTTATTCAAGAAAATTAAATTTCTTTCCACATGAGTAATCCTCTGTGATCCACATCGATTGCAGACGATGCGCTAACAAAATCTTGTCCCCAAGTTCTGACAAGGATGTAGTACTGGTCGCTATGACCGCGACGTCCAGTTGGTCCAAAGAATCTAGGTACTCCGTCAATTGTTTCTTGCGTTTCTTGGATCTGTACATCCTTGTTAAAAGGGAACGTGAGCGTTGTGTCAATGAACGGGTCTGTTGCAGCGACGCCAAAGCCGTGCAGCTTGAAGTTCCATATCTTAAGTATGGTAATGTTGTCGTTGTTGAACTTTGTAACCGGTGAAAGACCGCTGAATTGTCCCGGAGACGCCGTAACATCAAAGAGTGGTAAGTTGCTATTCGGTGGGACTTGCGTTGGGACCGAGTCCACGTCCGTTGTAGCTCCCATTGTTTGTCCTTCATTGTTCACGTCTGTGTTTGCTGCCGTTACGTCCATCTGAAAGTCTGATTTGATAAAAAGAATTTGAACATGTACGTCTCCCGCCAAAAGTCCTTTGATGTTGAGACGCCACATGAATTTCCATAGATGGACTTTAGTTCCGTGTATGTTCGCGCTTGTATCTCCTTGTGCAAATGCGCTTTGCCATGGGGCGAAGACGCGAACGTTCATAGCCGTTGTTCCATTTCCGGGTGCGAGTGTAAAAGACGTTTCTGTGTAGTGTTTCTTGAATGTTTCTAGCTTTCTGACCATAATTC